GGGGAGATGCTTTTTTCAGGACTCAGGCGAAAATCCTGTACGATGAATTGGAAGTGGCGACTTCCGGTAGTGCTGCGAATATAATTCCTGATGATCACACTGAGTGGTCTCCTAATGATCTTGTTCTGATTGACTACACTGAGTATGCAAGGCTGAAAACTATCGCTGACACTATGGTTGCAGAGGATAATGTTGGAGCTTATTCTATCAATGACAGTCTGGCTAAGGTGATTGAAATTCATAATGAGTTTTTATGGAATTTGGAAAGTGAGAATGAGGTGCATTTTAAAGTTGCATTTGATTCGGCACAGACTGTTTCTCTTAAGTTTGAGATTATTCTTATGGAGAGAGTATAATGGCTGATAGGTATTGGGTAGGGGTAGATGATGTTTGGCATGATGCAGATAACTGGTCTACCACAAGTGGTGGGGCTGGTGGAGCTGGTATTCCCACATCTGCTGATGATGTTTTCTTTGATGCTAATGGGAATGGTATTTGCTGGCCTGATTCAGATATTGTGTGTAAGGATTTAACTCTTGAAGCAACTACGAGTATTTTCTTTCTTCTTGATGCTTCTGCTGTTATTCACGGTGATTTTTCTATTGCTGCTGGGTACTTTGGACCTACTGGTGGACCAGATCATACTGTGGAATTTAAAGGGAATTGGCTTAACACAGGCGGGTCTTTTTCAGTTGGAACAGGGACTGGTAAAGACCCTGAGTGTATTTTTTCTGGAACTGGAAAGACATATGATTTGAATCAAGTTAGTGCTGCTTCTTATCAACATCTTACTGTAACTGGGGAGTACACCTTTTCAGGGACTAGACTTGGTGTGGCTAATATTTCTCAAAGTCTTGATGTGTCAGGGACTCTTACTATTGATGCTAATGGAGCTACTATCTGTGATGTTGATATAGATGGGAGTAGTACCACTGTTACTGTTACCGGTGAGATTGCCGGAACTGGTAGACTCTGGTATAATTTTAAAGACAACAGTGTAATGGGAACTGGTGGGACTATCTCGGTTAAGTATTGTAAGTATAATCTTGAAGGAACCACTATGACTGTTCCTGCCAGGACTTATGAAGATTCTTGTCTTGTTGAATTTGAGTATGAAAGTAACAACCAGGTTCTTAGGCTTGGAGCAGGAAGGCACTATTTCAATGGTGGAGTTCTTCTTCTTTGTGATGAAGCTAGCGTGACTGCTGCTCAATTTGATTGCGATACCAACACCGCTGAGATGTATTGTGGTGGAGATTTTATTGTTGGAGCTAGTGAGTTTCCTCAAGCAGCTCTTACAATCAAACTCGGAGATGGGGTTCATTTCTTCAGGGGTAAGATATCATTTTACTTTTCTTATACTTCTGCAAACACTCAGCTTGTTGTAGATGCTGGGGAAGGGACTATTGTTCTTTGGCCGGAATCTTCTGGTGGTATTGTTCTTTCTATCCGACATAGGCTGAGTAGGATTTATTCTACAGGAGAAGATTACATAACCTATAATAAAGTTATTCTTTTCAGTGAGAGTTTTAATAGCCGAGGAGCTCAATTCACTGAAGGGTTTGGCTGTAAAGAAATGCTCGTTGAGAGTTACCAAGCAAGTTGGAGTTTCAGAAGGGATAACTTATCACCTCAGATGTTGTATGTTATGGATAAGTTAAAGGTGATTGGGGATGAGATATCTGCTCCTAGGATGATGTCTAGCAGATCTCTTACTCCAGGACCTGCTGGTTTTCAGGTAGATGAAGAGCAGAAAATTTTTGGTGTTAACCTTAGAAATATAAATGCTTCTCATGGTATTGAACTTGAAGACTGGAACGGAGCTGTTGAAGGTACTATTGGAAGTGATTGTGTGGATTATCAAAGAACAGTAAAAGATATAAGTAAGCAGTGGAATTCTCTCTCTGCTAGGACTTTACTTTCTCCAACTCCTAGACCTGATTCTGTTGTACCTAGATTTATAAGTAGAAATTTATAGAGAGAAAAGAGTCAAATATTGACTTTTCTTGGAGGATAGAAAATGGCAGCAAACGAAAGTTTTAATCCTATGTCTATTGCAACTGGAGATATATCAGGGAGTACAAAACTTACTGATAAGTTTGTGTATGTGAATAAAGTTCTCTGGACGGGAGCAACTACTGCTGGACATATTGCAAATATTACAGATAAAGCTCTTCATGTTTTGTTCTCTCTTATTGCAGATGCTCCTGGGACTTCTGGAGTTTTAATGTATCAACTTGATTTTGGAGAACCTCATCCTTGTAGTGGGATTTATGTAGATGACTTGGATTCTGGAAGTCTTTATTTTTATCTTGTTACTAATTAAAGGGAGAGAATAAAAATATGGAAAATCTTACTCCTCATTTCATTAGGGAGGAATTTGCTTGTAAGTGTGGATGTGGAAGAGATAATATGTCTCTAATCCTTGTAGGTTGTTTACAGATATTTAGACATTTAGTAAATGAACCTATTATAATTACTTCAGGATGCAGATGTGAGATGTACAATAAAAGTGTGGGAGGAGTAGATAACAGTTTACATATTGTACACTCTACTAATGATCTTAATGTAAAGTATCCTTTTGCAAGAGCAGTAGATTGGACAGTAAGTAATAAGAGAAAGCTTAAAAGAATAAATAATATGTTTGTTTCAAGTTGGTTTGGGGGATGGCACTTCTATGAAAAAGATAATTTTATTCATACAGATGTAGGATCTCTCAGGAGATGGGAATGAATATAACAAGTCCTTCAGGGATATTGAATGTAAGTGGAAATGGAGAAGTTTCTGTTGAGGATATGGATCTTCTTATGAAGCTTGAGAAATGGCTTCAAGATGCAGAGAATTCTACTCCTGAAATGGAATGGAGAAGTACTGCTACGGAGGATTATAATTACTATGCAGGAGATCAAGATCCTACAGAGGTTGTAGAACTTCTTACTCAAATGAGAAGACCAACTTCTACTTTTAATGAGATTAAACCTAAGATTGATATGCTCATAGGTCTTGCAGAACAGATAAGAAAAGTCCCTTATGTGGAGCCTGTTACTTTTGAAGATGAAGCTTTGGCTGAACTTATGAATGGAGCTTTTAAGCATTATAGAAGAAAGCAGAAGATTTCTGAAAGAGAGATGCAATGCTTTGAGCATACAGTGAAGAGTGGAAGATCTTTTCTTAATCTTTATGTTAACTTTTCTAATCCTTTTGAACCTGATATAAGATGTAAGAGGATTGCTGGAAGAGATTGCTATGTAGACCCTAATTCCGTTGAACTTGATATGAGTGATGCAAGATTCTTCTTTGTGAATAAGTGGTTTACAGAAGATGATATCAAATCTATATGGCCAGAGTTTTCTTCTGATATAGTAAGGATGTATAAAGGAAGTTCTACTTCTGATATGCCTACGTATTTTGATGAGGCAAGTGATCTTTATAGAATCATAGAGTGTTGGTATAAAAAGAAAGAACCTGCTTTATGGTTTCAGAATCCTATNACTGGGNAGCCTGAATCNTTAAGTAGNAAAGAGATGAAGGATTTTACAAAGGCCTTAAGAGAAGGTATCACTCTTCCTAATGGAGAAGTCTTGCAAGTAGATTCTCTTCCTTATGTAGAAACCAGAATGGATAATGTATATTATACAATTTTCTCTGGAGGAGTTATTCTAGAGAAAGGGAAGTCTCCTTATTTTCATAAAGAGTTTCCTTTTATCCAATATGGAGCTTACAGACACGAAGATGAAAACAGGTGGTTTGGTGCTGTTACGGAGCTTAAAGATCCTCAGTTTGCATTGAATACTATGAGAAGGCAGCTTCAACATCTTCTTCAAACATCTCCTAAAGGAATCTTGATGCATGAGATAAATGCTGTTCTGAATATTGATGAATATGATGAGAGATCTGCAGAACCTAATTACAGAATGGAGATTGCAGATGGAAAGATAGAAAAGGTTAAATTCTCTCAGCAGCCTCAAATCAGTACTGTGTATTCTCAACTTGATACTACTTATCTAGAGTCTATGAAGAATATTTCAGGAGCCCAAGATCCTCTTATGGGTATACAGACTTCTTCTAGGGAGCCTGGGATTACAGCAAGAACAAGACTTGAAAGTAGTATTGCAGTGCTTTATCTTCTCTTTAATAATTTTAGAGAGTCTAGAATTCAGGGAGGAAAGCAATTGCTTTCTTTGATTCAGCAGTTTATTCCTCCTAATACTGTAATAAGGATTGAGGGCCAAGAAGGTATGCAGCTCATGGAAATTAATAGTCAGATGAATCCTCAGCTTGAGGGTTTTAATGATATTTCAGCAGGGAAGTTTGACCTTGCTATTGATGAACAAGCAGAGAACCTTACTGTAAGGAGATCTGTTGCTATGGCACTTACAGAGCTTTCACAAAATAATCCTGGGAGTATTCCTCCAGAGATTATTATGGAATACTTAGAACTTCCATTAACTGTAAAGATGAAGGTTCAAAGGTATAACGAGGAAAGGATGGAGAGGGAATATGAATTAGAATTGGCTAAGATTAAAGGGAAGGAGAAAAGTCAATAATTGACATTTTAAACTTAAAAGAGGAGGAAACATTTTATGCCAGAAGAGATTGATCAAGATGCAGTGCAGATAGATGAAGACGGAAATCCTATAGAAGAAGGACAAGGAGACCTTGAGTCGTCTGAGACTGGAGAAGGAAAAGAAGGAGAAGAAGGAATAGAAGAAGGAGAAGAAAAACAAAAGGATAGTGATACTAAAGATATAGACTATGAAGCTCTTTCTCTTGAAAAAGATCAAGAGATTTCTAGTCTACGACAACTTACGAGGGAAGGTAAGAGAGATATAAGTACCCTTACCAAAAAGCTTGAAGATGTTAATAAGATTCTTAAGGATGCTAATCTTATTTCTGAGGAGAGTGAGAAAGAAGTTTCGGATGCGAAAGCCTCTCATGATGCTAGGAATGATTATCTTAGTAATATCATAGAAGTTATGAGGGTAAATCCCAAGTATGAGGATATTGACACTGTAGTATCACAATCAAATTTTGATGACATGATTCAATTAATGGCTGAAGCTTATGTAGAAGACAACCCTGAAGAAAGTTTTAATGAGGTTCAAAGTGGTATTGAAGCAGAAGTTTGGGGGATGAAAAATCCTTACAAATACATGTATGACCTTATTAAAACTTCTCATCCTAGTTTTATAAAGGGGGAGAAAAAAGAGAAAGAAAAATCTCTCACTGAGGGACCTAATTCTTTGTCTGATACTTCAGGTGGTAAATCTTCAGATGATGTTGGGTGGTCAGCCTCCAGGATAGATGCTATGGATGAAGATGATCTTGTAAAGGTTCCTGCGGATGTTTATGAGAAGTATCTGCAAGGAAAACTTAAATAAAATTGGAGGGTTTAGAAAATGGCTGAGACAATTTTTTTAACGAATAATGCTTTGACTAGGAAGAAATGGGCCAGGGAACTTTTCCAGCTTCTTCTTCCTTCTACTGAGATTAATTATCTGGTAGGAAGTGGACCAGATTCTATTATCCAGATGAGGAAGGAACTGGGTAAGGGAGAGGGTGATAAGATTACCTTTGGTATAAGGCTTCCTCTTTCAGGAGAAGGTAGGGTTGGAAGGGAGAAGGTAGAAGGTAACGAGGAAGATTTGATCTTCAGGGATTTTGACTCCACCATTGAAGAACTCAATCATGCAGTAAATACCGGTGGTAGAATGGAAGAGCAGAGGATTCCTTATAATCTTATGCAAGAAGCAAAAGATGGTCTTCAGTACTGGTGGGGAGAAAAGCTTTCTGATATGGCTTTTGCTCATCTGTGTGGGGATACTACTTATAAGGTTGCAGGACAGACCTTTGCCCAAGATCCTGTTGACCCTGATACTTATCACTGGCTTAGGGTAAATGATATTGCGACAGAGGCTACGATGACTAGCGCTGATGTTCTTGATCTTACNTTNCTTGATAGAATGAAGCAACAGGCAGAGATTCCTGTTGGNCTNAATGAGTATAAGATCAGACCTCTGAATCTCAAAGGAAAGAATTACTACAGAGTGATTCTTCATAACTATGTCTTTGATAGACTTCAAAGAAATACCAATATAGGCCAGTGGGGTGATCTCTTGAGATCTGCTAACAAGCTTGCAATGCCTCAGGTAGAGATAGAGTATAATGGTATGTTGATCTCTAAGTCAGAGAGAATCAGACATACTGTAGTTGATGCTACTGATTCTAGAGCAGGTGTTTACAGGAGTGTTCTTCTTGGTGCTCAGAGTGCTGTGATGGCATGGGGTGGAGCTGGAGAAAGCAGGAGTACCACTATGGCCTTTGTTCCTTATACCACTGATGCAAAGAGATTCATCAATGTCAGAGGCGGAGGAATCTTTGGTATAAAGAAAACAAGATTCAACTCGGAAGACTTTGGGATTATAGTAGGATCTTCCTGGGGTGAAAAGTTAGACTAAGGAGGAAGAAACTATGGCTGATTTGTATGGACATGCCTTTTCAGATAACTATAGATTGGCCAGCAGTAAAAGGATGCTGGCCCTTGATGATGATACATATAGCATCATAAGAATTCCTAGATTTGCTTTTATAAAAGAGATCTGGGTAGAGGTATTAGTCCTTGATGCAGATGCTACTATGACAGTAGGATTTATAGGGAATAAGGAGACTGCAGCAGCAGATGCTTTTATGTATGATGCTGCCTGTGCTCCTGGAACACTTGGAATGAAGTCTTGTAAGGGAGGTTCTGCGGCAGAAGCTAGTGGAAAGTATTTCAGAGATGGTTCTGGTGCAATCACAGTAACTGTGGTAGATGCAGATTTACTTGCCTTTCAGATATTTGTTGACTATTCAGTTATACATTAGGAGGTAGAAAACTATGGCTATTTTGGATTTAAGAAGAAGAGATCAAAGAAGTAATATAAGAGAGAATCCTTTTTGGATTACTTCTGGAGAGATTCTCCCTGCTGCTGATGATGCAGAGGCAGTGCTTTTCTCCTTTCCTGCTCATTTGGGTAATTTTTTCCTTCATGAGTTTGTGATGGATATAAAGACTGCGTTTGATGGAAGTGGTGTGATTGATGTAGGGTATGGAACTCTTGCTACAGATGCAGTGACCACTGCAGGAACTGTTGATAACCAAGATGATGATGCCTATATGGCTACGGCTGAGATCACTGAAGGTACTATAGGGCTGTATCCTGGTGGTCTGGTGACTGTTACCTATACTGAAGGTACTGGAGGTGTTCTTTCTGGTACTGTCTGGGCAATGGCAAAGATCCTTGGTGCTACGGACTTCAGTGGTACTGGTGATGGGGATGTTCAGAATCTCTTGATCAATGGAGCAGATGCTGATACTCCTTGTATATATGCAACCCTTACAGGGGGAACCATAACAACCGGTGTAGCAAGACTTCATGTTCTTGTTAGCAAATTACCTTAGGAGGAAAAGATAGAATGAATTTCTCTGAATTGCAGGATGANGTTTCTATAAAGTTACAAGATAATAGTACTGATATTACTGATAGGATAGGGGATTGGATAAATGAGATAGTGNATATCGCTCTTGAAGAAGCAGATATTCCAGGTCTTAAATCCTTCACAACAGTTGATACAGTACTTTCGCAAGCTTATGCTAATCTTCCTTCTACCTGTTCTGGAAAGGTTCTTTATGTAGGAAATGGTGATGAGAAGTTTAATGTGATCACCCTAGAAGAACTCCTTGAAGACTATCCTGATATGGCTGAAGTTGGAGATGTGGAAGCTGTTGCTGTGGAAGGTAATCTATTGTATTATCAAAAAATTCCTTCTCCTGTAGAAACTTTAGTCCTGCTTTTCAAGAGGAATGCTGTAGATATGGTGGATAGTACTGATGTTCCTGATACTATACCAGCTTTTCTCCACAGAGATGTTATTGTCTGTGGGGCTGCCATGCTTGGATTTGATCTTATTGAAGATGGAGTTGAAGAAGAGAAAGTAAACACCAGAGCACAATCTATGCAGTATAGGAAGGGAATAATAAAACTTAGTGAATTTGGTGCTAGGAGAAGAAAACATATGTCAAGAAGTGTGTGGAGGTATTAAGAGATGCCAGCAAAAAAGAAGAGTACTCTTGCAAAACCTTATCCTAGTGGAGTAAAGAAGGGATATAGTAATAAACTTCTGGAGTGGACTAGGAAGAAGTTTGGTAAAGGAAATAAGTCTTTACTTGGTGGAGCTGTTACAGGTATGGAGAAGAGAAGAAAAAGACTTGAGGAGATAAAATAGTGAAGAACACTTTTCCTATTTTTAAAGAGACTTATGGATTAAATACTGTTCTTGATCCTGTAAGACTTACTCAGCAGAGAGAAAAAGGAAACCTTGACTTAGCTCAAGCAGTTAATATAAACATTGATGGGTCAGGAAGAATCTCAAGAAGGAAAGGATATACAAGAAGACTTGAGGGAAATTACCATAGTCTTTTTGGGATTGGAGATTCTTGTCTTGCAGTGAAGAATTCTACTCTTGTTCTTATTGATAAGGATTATACAGAGACTAATATTGTGGAGGTAAATTCTGATAATCCTATGAGTTATGTTACTGTAAATGACAAGACTTATTTTATGAATGGAGTTGATAAGGGTTATGTCCTTGGGAGAAGTTATTATCCTTGGGAATTTCTAAGATATATAGGCCCTGTTACAAATAAGACTCTCGCAGATCCTCCTATAGGAACTCTTATAGAAATTTTTAATGGAAGGATTTATGTTGTAAAGGACTCAGTTGTGTGGTATTCAGAGAGATTTTCTTATGGAGCCTTTGATCTTTCTAGGAGTTATATTCAACTTCCTTCTTATAAGGTGAGAATGATAAGAGGTGTAAAAGATGGGATTTTTCTTGGGACAGATAAAGAGGTTATTTTTCTTGAAGGAAATACTCCTGATGAGTTTTCCTTTAGAAGGGTTTTAGATTCTGGAGTAATTGAGAAAAGTGATGTGAAAGTAGAAGGAGAGATTCTTGGAGAGAATGATATTCAAGGAGAAGAGTTTATAATCTTTANAACTGATAAGGGAATCTGTGCCGGGTTTTCTGGGGGTAGGCTTTTAAATCTTACTCAGAGAAAGGTTAATCTTCCTAAAGGATTTACTGGTGCAGGTATTGTTATGAATAAGAAATATATTTGCACTATAGCACCTTAATCTGGAGGTAGTGAAATGGCATTAAAGATAAGTACAGGACTTGCAAACTCTCTCATGGGAGATGCTTTTCTTCAGGGAACAAGTCTTGCCTATGTAGATGGAGGAGNAGGGGAAGATCAGATAACTGATTCAGAGAATAGATTCCTCAATGCAGGATTTAGNGTTGGNGATTCTTTTACCACTGCAGGTTCTACTACAGGAGGAAATGATGTAGGCCCTATTGTTCTTACTGGAGTAACTGCAGGAGCTCTTAATTTCGTAACAGGAACAGTAAATACTGCTGAGGCTTTTGTAGCAGCTACTACTATCACCTGTAACAATGGAGCAGAGTTTAAGGAACTTATGCAAAATGGAGTAATAAGGATATATTCTGGTGCTCAACCAGCTGATGCAGATGCTGCAGAGACAGGAAGTCTTTTGCTTCTTATTACTGAAAGTGGGCTCACCTTTACTCCAGGTGCTGCAGGGAACGGTTTGGAGTTTAAGAAGATTCTTGATGGGTATTTGTATAAGAATGAAGATGAGACCTGGCAAGGAACTGTTCTTGCTGATGGTATTGCAGGATGGTTCAGGTTCTATGATAATAATGTTGATACTGGAGTAGACAAGAGTGCAGTGAGATTTGATGGAAGTTGTGGGACTAGTGGAACCACTATGATTCTTGGTTCTACGAATTTTGTAAGTGGTGCTCCTTTTGTACTTAACTCTTTTAGTATAAGACATCCTCTTTATAAGTAAGAGAGAAAGAGGAGGAAAAATAAATGGCAAAGTTCTGTAATACAGATGCTTTAGATGCTATGCTGAATTGGGTAAAGAATAATAGTAATATTCTTTACCTTTGTTCAGCAGAACCAGCAACATTCTTAGAAGCAAGTAGTACTTATATGCTTGCTTCTNTTTCTATAGCAGGAGNAGATTTTACTGGTCCTGCTTTTGGAGATGTTAGTGGAAGAAAGATTACAGTAGGAGCAAAAACAGATATTACTGTTCTCTTTGATGGNACAGTAACCCACGGAGCTCTCTGTGATGAAGGAGGAGAGGTTCTTGTTTATGTGGATACCTGTGCTTCTGAGGCAGTTACAGCAGGAAATTTGGTTAGTACAAATGCTTGGGATATAGAAACAAGAGATCCTACATAGGAGAAAAAATATGAATAGGTCTGGAATGGGTGGAGTTTTTACTTGTGGTATAGAGAGAAGAAAGAGTTTAAGAAACCGTGCTCTTATCTCTACTATTTGGGAGGTTGAGGTTTTT